GCAAAGGAGAAGCTTTTCCGCTGGCTTAGGTTGAACCAGTGGGTATCCCTCAAGCGAATAGGATGGCTTCCGCTGACGTTGTGGGATCAGACGCAGGGGGATTGGAGCATTGCTGATTTAACAGGGAAATATTGCTACATCGGGCTCGACCTATCCAGCACTACAGACTTGACAGCTATAGCGGTCCTGTTTCCTCCTCAGCCAGGTATTGAGGACTGGCGCTGCATATTCAAGGCCTTTATCCCGCTTGAGAACATGAAAGAGAGAGAAAAGCGCGACCATGTTCCCTATGACGAATGGGTAAAACAAGGATTCTTGACTGCAACCGACGGCAACGCGGTGGATTATGAGACCGTTCAACTTCAGATCGAGAGCTTTGCTAAACAGTTCAAAGTCAAATATCTGTGTGCTGATAAGTGGAACAGCACCATGTTGACTCAAAATCTCGATAAAAAAGGTATCAAAACCATTGAGATACAGCAAAATATTGCGGGGATGTCTCCAGGCATGAAGGAATTAGAGAGACTCCTTAAGATAAAGCAGTTCTCACATGAGAGAAACCCTGTCGCCAGATGGTGTTTCGGTAATGTGATCATAGCGACTGACGGCAACGAGAACATCAAACCGATGAAGAACCGGAGCCTTGAGAGGATCGACCTGATCGTTGCGTTAATAGATGCAATGGCAGCTGCTATAAAACTCGAGCTCAAAGTCTGCGCTTATGATAATCGCGGGATAAGAATGGCATAGAAAGAGGTGATTATAATTTGAAGTTCAAACTATTCGGCAAAACATTTGAAATTAAGGACAGCACCTCCAACTTGCCTGGGCTATCTCAAAATGAAGAGTGGGCCGCGTATCTGGCAGGCAGAGGATATAGCGTAAGCTCCAGCACAGCATTAAAGGTGTCAGCTGTGATACGGTGCGTTGATGTTGTGGCAAAAACAATGGCGTCATTACCACTTAATCTTTACAAAACAGGGAGTAACGGAAAGGAAAAGGCCGTAAACCATCCTGTTTATAAACTTCTCTACAGGCTACCGAACAGACATACTACAGCCTATGAGTTTTGGCATATGTACATTTTTAATCTTATGCTGACTACTGGAGCTTATGCAAAGGTAGTGAGAGATAGAAACGGATTCATAACGGCTCTTTGGAACATCCCAACCTCTTGTGTATCTGGCATAAGGATCAATAAGCTGAATGGTGAAAGATACATTGATGTCACTCTTGACGGAGAGACGGAAAGACTCAGAGAAGGAGAGTTCATGTTCACTCCCGGGCTCAGATTTGGCGACTCTGATGATCCTGAGGATCCAGTGAAAATTGCAAGAGACGTACTGGGTCTTACTATGGCCCTAAACGGTTATGCCAAGGGATTCTTCGAAAACGGAACCAATTTGGGCGGATTCATTGAGTACGACGGGACGATCTCTGATGAGTCATATGAGAGATTCAAAGAGTCCTGGGCTAAGACATACGCAGGAGTAACGAACAGTAACAAGTGGGCATTCCTTGAAAGTGGGTTCAAGATCACGCAACTAGGGCAAAAACCAAACGATTCGCAAGCGTTGGAGTCAAGGAAGTTCCAGATCACTGAGGTATGCAGAATGTTCGGGGTGCCTCCTCATAAGGTATTCGACCTTGATAGGGCAACATTCTCAAACATTGAGCAGCAAAACATTGAATACGTCCAGGAATCCATAACCCCGATGTCAGTAAGGATAGAACAGACGATATATAAGGATCTTCTCTCTGAGCCGGAGCAAAACAAGTACTATGCAAAGTTTAATGTAAACGCACTACTAAGAGGCGACATATCAGCAAGGACGCTATACTATCACAACGCAAGGCAGGACGGTTGGCTCTCAGCTAATGACATCCGAGAGCTTGAAGACATGAACAGGATCCCGGCTGAAGAGGGTGGGGATGTTTACGCAGTCAACGGCAATCTGATCCCGTTATCGGCGGTTCCACAAAATCTGCCTAAAGGAGCTCAGAAGGGAGGAGTAAGTTAATGAAATTTTGGAACTTTAGAAATAAAGACGATTCCACAGGAGAGCTTATGCTGTATGGAGATATCTCTGATACATCCTGGTGGGGAGATGAGGTCACTCCAAAGGACTTCAAGAATGAGCTCGACGCTCTTGGAGACATCAAGAACCTCGATATCTATATCAACTCAGGCGGTGGGGATGTATTCGCCGGGACCAGCATATACAACATGCTTAAAAGGCACAGCGCCTACAAGACAGTATACATTGACGGCTTAGCAGCTTCCATCGCTTCGGTGATAGCTATGGCCGGAGATAAGATCGTGATGCCTAAGAACGCAATGTTGATGATCCATAGAGCGTGGACCTACACTTACGGCAACGCAAATGACCTTTTGAAGATGTCTGAAACACTCACTCAAGTCGATTCGTCAATCGCTACGTCATATGTAGGGAAAACGGGGCTTGAGGTGGAAGAGGTCATGGATCTGATGGATAAAGAGACCTGGTTTACAGCAGCCGAAGCAGTCGAAAAGAAGTTTGCTGATGAGATCGAAGCAGAAAAACTACTGGCAGCATCAATAGATGGTGCTTTTTTAATGCTCAATAATCAGAAATTCGACATGAAGAAATACAGGAATATGCCGGAGATAGAAGAAATTAAAGCTCCAGAACCTGAAGCATCACTAACTGAACCTGAAAACGGGGACGAAGGTCAGCCCGTATCAGATATAGTAGCATCGCAACAAAAGGATTTTTACGCACTAAGAAAAAAAATCAATCAAATTGGAGGGTAAAAAATGACAATTAAACAGATTTTGGAAATGAAACAAGAGAGAGCGCTTATAACCAACAGCATCAGAGCTCTTATGAACGAGTTCGAAAACACAGAGATGCCAGCAGAAAAGAAGGAAGAGCTTGCAAGAATAGAAGCTAAGTTCGACGATCTAAACGCTAAGATCATCAGCGAAGAGAAGCAGCTTGAGAGAGAAAGGGCAATCGGCGAAGTAGTTGACAAGGAGAAGCCAGCAAAGCAAAACGAAACTAGAGACCTGTTTGCTAAGGCACTAAGCGGAAATCCAAGGCATATAGAGACTTATCAAAATGCACTAAGCCTTGGATCAGATGCAACTGCCGGATACTTGACAGCTCCTGTTGAGTTCGTGCAGGAACTTATCAAAGGTTTGGATAATGTCCTGTTCATGAGAAAGATCTCAAGAATAGTGGGTCCAATCGGCGCAGCACAATCACTTGGATTCCCATTTGTGAAGACTGAAGCAGTAGACGCTTCCTGGACTGCTGAGGTGGATCCAGCAGCTGAGGAGACTACTCTGGAGTTTGGTAGAAGAGAGTTCAAGCCTAACAAGCTTGCGAAGCTTATAAAACTCTCCAAAACTCTTGTATCACATGCTCCAATGGCTGAGGGTGTTGTTCTACAGGAGATCATCAACAAAATCGCAACGGCTCAGGAAAACGGCTACCTAAACGGAAACGGAACAGGGCAGCCTCTGGGTATATTCACAGCTCATGCAAGTGGTATCCCGACTACAAGAGACGTTTCAACTGGCAACACTGCAACTACAATTACATTTGACGGCCTGATGGAAGCAAGAGGAGCTCTTAAGCAACAATACAGAGCTGGGTCTCAATGGGTAATGCATAGAGATCTTGAGAAGCAACTTGCGAAGATAAAAGACGGCGAGGGCCAGTACATCTGGAATCCATCACTAGTTGCAGAGCAACCTGATAGACTTCTCGGATTCGCTGTGAACCTATCAGAATATGCTCCTAACACTTATACTGCCGGCCTTTACGCAGCTGTTCTGGGTAACTTTGCAAAAGGTTACTGGATAGCAGATGCTGATAACCTTGCAATCCAAGTGTTGAAGGAACTGTATGCTGTAAACAACCAAATTGGTTACCTTGTTGACTACTTTGGAGATGGAGCGCCTGTTGATCCTAACGCATTCGTAAGGGTTAAACTAGGATAATATAACTAACTTGGGGGCCTAAGCCCCCTTTATTATTAAAATGGAGGTGCAAAATGCTATGTAATTTAATCAAACAAGTTGATTTTCAGCGCTGGCTTGACACTCTGGTAACTGCAGGTGTAGATGCAGCGATAGTAGAGAGCGCAGCAGTAGACTGCGCAGGGTATGACAGGATCCTTGTTACTCTTGACATAGGAGCAACAGCAACTCAAGCCGGGACCATAAAGTTCTACCTTGAGGAGTGCGACACTTCAGACGGAACATACACTGCTTTGACCGGGGCGTCTATAGGTACTCATACCCATGGCGCTACTGGGGAAGCCAAGAAGACATATATCATAGATTCCAAGCTAAGCAAAAGATATGTCAAGGTTGTATATCAAAGGGCAGTTCAGAACTCGACAATCGACAGTGGGATACTCATGCT